ATAATATGAAAAGATTTCTTAAAAGTTGCCAGAACTTTGATAAAGTTCTCGGTAACTATAAAGCTGTAAAACTGATCGCACTAACCTATAACGAGGATCCCAACGCATGTTGGGATGTAGCACGTAAGTTAAGAATTAAAATAACAAAATGGATTCGTTGTGAAGGTATTATCAACCTTTGCAATCGAATTAAGGAGAGTGAAAAGAGTTTTCTCTTAACAGGGAAAACTTCTTGGATCTCTTCAAAACATTTTGGGTATGGAAGGCTTGTGATTGATGTTGTAAAAACATTTTTCACACTTCATAGAAATATGAAGTCTAAACCAAAACCAGACCTTAATTCTATCTTACATGTAGGTACTAAGAAAGAACAATTTTTTGATAATGTTGAATTGAAAGAACTTTTTGAAAAGACACTTTCGAGTGATCTTTTCGATGGTCCAACTAAATTTGATAATATCGAAGTATACGGGAGAGATTCTCCCGCATATCCTGATATAGATTTCTTTAGAGAATATACTCTCCAGGGGGATTTCCTTCGTTGCTACCCATTCTCTGTCATGGGTCTAGAGGTAGGACATCCATATACGTATGAGTGTCCTCCTGTTGACTCATGTAAGAGAGCAGGTGGTTACGAAGCCCCAATGAGAGTGAATCTAAAATCAGGACCTAATGGTCAATCTCTTGGAACGCAAGCTAAGGATCTGTGTGCATTAAAACACACTCATCCACACCTATTAGACCCTTTGAAAAGGTTATGGGAAACATGGACTTACATTTGGAATCCAAACCAATGTGAGTCTTTACACCAGGACACTGAAAAATGTCCGTATGTAGTATCTAAACTACATGCGCTTCAAGATAAGTCTTGTAAAACAAGAGTTATCGCGATACTGGATAACTATACACAAGTCGCTTTGCGGCCTGTTCATAGATGTTTAACCCTATTCTTACGTAAAGTCCATGCGGACTTTACTGAGGATCAAGGTGCTGGAATTCGTTACCTAACTACTTTGGATGGGGATCTGTTTAGCGTCGATCTTTCGAACGCAACAGATACCTTACCAAGATGGATAGGTTTCGAAGTCCTTAAAAAGCTATTACAAGTATCGATGATTCGTAATATTGATCAATTCGTAGCAGATGTTGAATCTGTCATGATTGATCGAGATTTTACTTTTGCAGGTAAAAATCTTCGTTATATTACGGGTCAACCGATGGGTGCCTATGCTTCATTTCCTCTTTTAGCAGTTACAAATCACTTTATACTACAAATGGCTCGTGTCAGAGCAGGTTTACCTGTCTCTTTCATGGACTATGCAGTTGTAGGTGATGATATTGTTATTCGCGGTAAAGAAATCGCGGATAATTATATCTATCTGTTAAATGTTCTTGGTGTACCAATAAACTATCGTAAGATAGTTTCCGGTTATAGAACTTTCGAGTTCTGTCGTCGGATCTTCAGAAACGGTTTAATTCAATCTGTTCCTTCGTGGAATAGTATGAGTCAAATCGCTAGAATGGGAGTCACTTCACCTTATTGTTCACTTCTTGAGCAATATGGTAAGAGTATACCAAATTGGTCTAGACTCTTAAAAGTATTCAAAAGAATACATTTAAAGAATATGCTTGCTGTTAATCCTGGATTAAATATCCAAGATCAACCGAAAGTAACTAGAATACCTGAAGATGTTGTTACCCATGCAGAGCGTGTCATTGATGTTCGAGAAAAATTACTCGAATCATTGACGATGGCCGAAAC